CGTTTTGTTTCTGAGAGTACGCCTTCTTTCTGAGAGCCCTCAAACTCAAAAAGACCTCGCAGTGTGAGATCACGTTTTTGATCTGATGTTAGTCGTTTCTCTGCCATATTCTAGTACCCGAACGTCGAATCCATCGGCTGATACACCCGGTCTTTGATGCCGCGAAGCTGATTATTGATTGTTGCGTATCCTGATGTTCTTGTCATTACCATATATCTCAGTGCGTCGTAGGCGTGGTCTTCTGCCTTTGTGTCTACGTCTTCGCTGTTCGTTTTAGACAGCGGAATACCTGCCAGCTGTTTGATTGTGTTTTGACAGGTTTTGAATATCTTCATACGGGGTTCGTTGGTGTATGGATCGTCTGATAGACGACGGTGAACTTCCATCTTACCCGCTAGTCGGTTCCGGTCAGAGGGTGTCCACCTCACACCACACCGTATCATTGTCTCTGCGATAGACGGGCCCAGCCCAGTCTTGTTCCAACAGGAGGAGTCAAGCACCGTGTAGTGCGGAGGCTGATCGTCTGCTTCCATCTCCATGATACGGCTGGCGAGTTGTTCGCCTGTCATTCCTTTGCCGTACAGTTCACGGTAGACCCAGATGTTGTTGTCCCAGTCTATTGCGCCCCACAGGACACATGACGGAGAACTGTAGCCGTAGTCAGCGGCTCTGATGCGAGGCCAGTTGGTTGGCAACTCTGTAGGGTCAACCACGTGGCGCACCCTGCTGAACTCTGGGAACGCTGCACCTTCGGCAACGTCCCAGTCCCCATCGAGGAGCCGCTTGCGCTCAACCTCTGGGAGGGAGCGTAGCATTGCCTCGTACTGTCCATCCGCCATGAGGTATGGGTTGTCGGTCAGACGTGCGGGGATAAAGCGACGGTAGAACAGAGGCTGTCCTTCCTTCTCGTGACCGTCAGGCCACACGAACGCTTTACCTGTCTCTATATCTATCGCTGGATATGTCGTGTTGTGTGGTGCTGCGTCGATGTACATCTTCTTGACCCACCAGCCACCTACCCCACCGGGGTTGGCTGTGCAACGCATGGAGAGTTGCCCCATGAGTTCTTGATCGGTTGTACGAAGACGAGAACGTAGGTAGTCCCACACATACGGAGACGGATACTGTGTTATCTCATCGATGCCTATCCACGCAAACGCTTGCCCCTGAAAGCGAGTAACGTCGCGGTCTTTTTCTAGATAGGTAAACCAGAGTGTTGCCCCAGAGGGGAAGTTCCACGTTGACTTTGATTCACGGAACACTGCACCGGGGAACGCTTTCGGATACAGCTGCTTTGACTTGTCTATAAGTTCCGTTAGTTCGTCTAGTGTGCGGCGGAGCAGAAGGCCGCGAAAATTAGTATTATGACAATAACGTAAAGGATCAGCAAGAAGCGCGAATGACTTCCCACCCCCAGCCGCACCTCCATAGAGGACATCTTGCTCTGGAGCCGAGAGGAAATCAAACTGAGGGCCATCGTTAGGCTTAAATACCACCTCAGAATCTTCGACGAGATCTCTAACTGATTTAGGCAAGCTGCCAATCGTGCCTTGATCGATGACACGAGATTTTTTACCGTTGATAGCATTTTCGACATTTGCTGCTGCTCTCTTCTGTTCACGGACAACTTGACGATACCGTTTGGCTTGTCCTTCTAGTTGGTCGGCTTTCTTCTTATTACGGCGGATTCTTTTCTGCGTCTCACGGCGGGCTGTTTCTGCACGGGAAAGGTTGTAGTTTGCTTTCGGTGCGTTTGGGTCTTTCTTAGGTCGCCCACGTTTGCGTTTGGGGGAATCGGTGGGAGTTTCATCCATAATGACTCTTCGGTTTGTAGCGTTTGTTGGGTGACTTAGCGTGGCGACCCTTTCGGCGGATACGCAACTTCTGTCGTGGTCCTGCTAGAGATAGTTTCTTGGGCACGGCTCTATCCTAAAATTTATTTGCTGCCTTTAAACGGTAGACTCAATACTTTGTCTATAGACATACCTATAGCTTTTTCAAAATCAACTTTGGCAGATTCAGCAGCGGCTTTTTCTTTTAGAGTTTCAGCTTGTGATAGGCGTAGATCAATACTTGCTGCCTCTAACTGTTTCTTTTTAAGAGCGTCGTTGTAGGCTCTTTCTTCGTTCGTTGTGCGGCCGGGGGGGTTGTTAGATTTGGGGGGTTTGTTAGATTTACGCTCTCCCTCAGTTCCCGGGGGCGTTCCCTCTTGACGACGACTGCGTTGTCCGTTGTAGTATGTTTTCATGGTGTTAAAACCTTACCTTATATTTAAGACCAATCTTCTTTTCGCCTTTAACATCTTCGGCGTATCCTTGAAGATTGCGTGTGAAGTTGTGAGTGACACGAACGTCTGGGTTTTTTAAATCTTTAAATTTACTTTTTACGTTTATGTTTGTTCTGCCTCTACCAGCGTCAAATTCTGCTGTGCCTTGAGCAAGACTAATTCTTGGTTGTATGTAGGGTCTATCGCTCATTATTTCGGTCTTTTTACATTAGGAGAATAGCCTGTATCTCCTCTTGTGCCTAGTCGTGATGTTCCGCCTAACACCCTCGCGCCGTATTTATTCACACCTGCTTGGCGTATCCTGTGAGTTCTCTCGTCAAAAGCCTTTTGTTGGTTGAGTTTTCGTTTTTCAAGATTTTCTTTCCTTTTCTCACGGGCAGATAATCTAATATTCTTTGCATCCTCTGCTTGAATTTTATTATATAGTCTTTCAGTGATAGGAAGAATCTCTGAGCCAGCATCAATTGCCTGACGAGGTTGTTGGTATTTTGAATCACTCATTGATCTGTATCTCCTTCTTCGGCGGTAACAGAACTACGCCGTGTACAGCTTGTACATTATGGTTTATTGTTTCTTGTTTGCCGAGCCCTACACGGTTCAGGAGGGCTTCTGCTGCACGTAGCCGTACTTCAGCACGTGGTTCGCTACCATCGTCGTCTATGGTCGCTACAATACGGTTAACGGCCTTTACTGCGTGTGCTGCCATGACGTGTTTGCTGCGTTCGATGATCTCTTCGGACAATCTCTCGCGCAACCAGTTACCGGAACCCTCTGCGTAGCCCGCAGCTACGGCTGCAGCCTTCGTGTTTCCACCGTTGTCGAACAACTCGTCGAGGAACTTAGCCTGTTTCTCGCTGAGTGGAGCCTTTTTACGCTGTTGGGGTAGTAGGTTCATGGGATTCTCTTGATGGGGGTAGGCTTGTGAGGCAGTTAAGGACTTTATTGTCTAGGATTGTTTCCCTTTTGCCGTTGCACAGTGGCCCTACTACATATTTTAACGGTTAAAACTGGAAAGTCAACCCCTAATTTGTAAAAAAAATAAAATAATATGGGTGATTTACGGATATTTCTGTAAAAAAGTGGGTGGGGGGTGCATTTTATGGTTGACAAAACGGAATTTCACCTGTATACTCGGAGAGTAGCCTCCCGGGTAATATACCATAGTGAACACCCCCTATAGGTTAACCTTAAATGTTGCAGATTGGACACCTCTCACTGATCCCAGTGGGGGGTTTTTTTTTTTTCTATCGGTCTCCCCCTACATGTTGCGACGGTTGCAGAAATGTCACACCCCTAAAAATACAAAAAATATGGCTGGATTGCATGCAAATGTACTGGGGGGTGGGGTGTCCCTTGCCCGCCGTATTGCGTCCACAAATATATTTCCTTATCGCCGATACCGTGGCACCCACAAACACCCAACACCCGCCAGATTAAGCCCGCCGGATACGCCCAGCGTGTTTTTACACGTGTACGCACGTGCTTAGTTGGGAAATTCATTTAATTATTATCGCCGTTATGTTTCCCCCCCAGTGTCCCCCCCAAAAAGTTGCACCGTCGGGGGCAGTGCGGCGCATAGTCTACGACAAGCCACACAACCGGATAGCACAACGATAACAACCCGTTGGGTATTATTCCGCCCGCACAACGAAAAACCCCCCCAGCGGTTAAACTGGAGGGGCTACAGGTCGGGGGAGGAGGGTAGTACCCCGACGTGTTGCAGATGTTACTATTTGTTAAGTAACCCGGCGATGTAGTACGCAATAATCCCAAGCGGGATAGCGTAAGCGATGACAAAAGCGAGTATCTCTAAGCGTTCCATCTTGTCACCCAGCGAGTTGCAAAGTGAATACCGATAGCACCACCCACGATGCCACAGATACCAGCAAGCCCGATAAAAGTTGTACCGACTGGCGTAAGGTTGCCGTGAACAATGCCAAGCACTGACAAGCCCACAAGCAAAGCACCCATAACAAGAGTCGTAACGGATATTAAAAAGCGTGTCATAAATTGCATGTTGTCCTCCTAGCTGGTTGCGATTTGTTTGATAATGTTGACTAGGGTTTCAGCGTTCTGCGCCATCTCCTTAATCTGCTCGGATGTTTCGTCTAGCTTATAGTCGATGTCGTCAAGACGGTTTTCAAGTGCCTCAACCTTATCAACTACGTCAGCCTCATCGAGTTTTGTCTCAAAGTCGTCAACTTTGTCGGATAGCTCGTCGAGTTTATCCTCAAGTGATTCACCATTAAGTGTTAGCTCGTTGATAATCTCACCGACTGACCGTGTTTCGATTGTTACCGCATTTCCGACGCTGTCCATTCTCTTAATCATGACTTAACCTCTTTAAGTATTTTAGATAGATGTAACAAATCTTGATAGATATGCCTATC